GCTCCGAACAAATCGCCAGAGAGCACCAGTTGCCGGCCGTCGTTGATCGTCGTAGACGACTGCCCAAGCACGCTGTCAAGGCTGGCATCGTGGCCGTAGAGGATCGGAAGCACGCCGCTGCCGGTGTCCATTCCGGCGAGATCCACCACCAGCGGATTGCGGCTCCAGAATTGCTTGATCGCGGCGCCGGTGTATCCCACAAGCGAAAACGTCGGCGCCGTTGGCTGGCCGGCCGAGTCCATTGCAGCGGCCACGCTGAATTCCGCCTGGATGGCCAGATGGTTTTTCTTCGCGGCGGCCACGGTGGCCATTTGTTGTGCGGTGCTTACCTTCATTGCTCGCCCCCTTCTTCTTCGCCGGCACTCGGCCCGGTGTAGTTGGTGCTTGGCTCAAGATCGACAAGCAAGCCGAGGGCTCGCATTTGTGCCAATTCTTTGGCACGCTGCTGGAGCTCTACCTGCCAGTCTTTGCCTTGCTTGGAATATTCGTGAGCGAGGGTGGTGGTGTGCGTGCGAAGCCGCGTCTCGGCGGCGTTGGCTTCCTTGCCCGGATCGACATGCTCGCGGCCGTCCCAAGTCCACGCCCAGTTCCACTCCGCGATTGGAGGCAGGCCGCGAGGGATCAGGCCCAGAGGCACCGCCTCATCCAGCCAGGCGACGAGGATGCGATCAAGCGCCACGTGTTGCAGCTCGTCACGCTCGGTTCGGATAGTCTGCTGATAGAGCTGGTGATCCATCCGGCCGGAGGCGTAGTTGTATCCAGATGAATCGAGAGCCGTCATGTTGTACGGCAGGCCGATTGAGCGGCCGAGCTCGTTCAGCATTTCCTTTTTGAACATCGCGTATGTGTTTGTCGGCTGCTCGGCCTTGAGCTGCTCAATGTTCCAGCCGTCGGGCAAGGTGGTAATCATCCGCTTCTGAATCTCCATAGAAGCGAAGGCCTCGACTTCATCCACCTCAGCGGCCGGCGAATTCGTTTTCAAAAACGCCGCAAAATCAGCGGCCGTCTCGGCCGCGGCCACCACAGCTGAGGTGTAACGCCGCATATCTCCGAAAAGCCGGAGAGCCGGTGCAATCTCGCTCATTCCGCGGTGCATTGCCGGGCGGATTTGTTTGAACCAATGGATAATGTACTTGGCTTCGATCCGATCAAATTCGAAGTTGCTGATCCGGAAATTTGAGCCGGGATGGTATTTCAGCCGCTTGTAATTTGTAACATTCCCGTACTCGTCAAATTCGAGCCCGTCCACGATTGAGCCTTCCGGCGTCGTGTTTGGAATCAACAGGCCGATTGGCGTGGCGATCATCTCCGCCTCGATCAGGCGGATATCCAACTGGACGCCGTCGAGCCGCGGATTCGTCACGAATTGCGCAAAGGCCTCACCGTCGATAAGCTTCGACTGCCGCATTGTCCGCAGCTTGCACGGCAGATAGATCGCATTGCACCAGCGGCCGAAAGCCTTCTCAATCGCGTTGTCGGCGGCGGAGTCCCCGGTGTCGATCTGCACCCGCGGCCCGGTGCCGATCAAGTCATTCGCGAGCGTGTCGGCGATGCCGGCGAGGTAGCTGTTATTGAGCCGCTCGTATCGGGCTCGGTTGCGGATGGTGCGTCGCCGAACGGCGGTGAGCTCGCCGTCCATCGAGAACCAATCGGCGTTCGCCCAATGCTTATAGTCATCGCCCTGCTCGGCGATGTCGATCCGCGCCCGCACCGATCGCCCTGGAGGGGAGATTGGTGCTGGCTTCGGCGCCGCCTTGAAGAAGTCGAGCAGGCCCATCAGAAGCTCCCCGGAGGAATCAACTGGTTGAACCGGAGGCCGCGATTCCCGCCGTTCTTGGCCGCGGCCTTGGCCGCGAGGTACTTGTCGGCTGCGATCTGCTGCTCGAGATCGTGAGCCTCAGCCTCGCCCGCGTCGGTGCGGACGCGCTTCGGCCCCTGAGCCGATTGATCGATAGCGTTGGTGCGATCGTCTGATGCCATGCACCGACGTTACCGCTCACCAGCCTCAGAGAGAGAGGGGGTGTGGTGTTATCGTGCCATCGGCTTGATGGTAATTTTCCCGCCGGCACCCTTGGGAAGCTCCACCTTCCGCCGCTTGCGGCCGCCTGCCTCGGTTGATGACGGCTGCACACCTTGGATCGATGCGGCCACCGCGGAGCCGACAAGGCAATTTCCGCAAACAGCCACCTTGCCGCCTCGCCGGACAATCAGAGTTCCGTTGGGAACCGATGCACAGTAGACGCGTCCTGCGTAGGGAACGCGGTGAAAATTTGGCTTATTGCGATAGTCCCGAAGCAATGCAAACCGTTTCCGCGAACGGAAAACGTGATATTGCTTTGTGGTCGCTTGGCCAGAGCGGCCGTCGATGCAGTATGGTTTTGGAGCTCGCTCGCTCACGGACACGCCGCACCCGAGCTTGAGGTACAGCTCCTGCATGTCATCTGATAGCTGCGGAGAAACCGTTGCGTAGGCCTCACCGTCTCGTTGCCGCCATCCATCGCCATCAATCGCACAGCGAACAAATTCCGCAATGACGTCGGGGCTTGAGTCCTTGATCCATTGTGGAACGCGCTTGGTGTACGCGTCGCCCAGTTCGCACACCAACCCGTAAACCTGTTCGTTTGATATGACAACGCCAAACTTTTGCACGTGGTATTTCCACGGAAGCCTGTCGAGCAGTTTGCAAATCGCGTCTCGCTTGATGCCAGGATTCTGCGAGATGATTACGCGGTGCGTTTTTCCTTTTCCTTGTGTTGTCGTCACACAGCAACAACCTTCGGCTACGTACCACCCTAAGAAAGCAGCTAGGTCTTTGGCGGACACAGACACGCAAGAATGGCCTCGACGCCCGGCACCTTTGGCGTATTGTGGCCGTACACCGGGCTCGTAATAGCAGGCCCAGCACAGGCCCCTAGCACGGCTTGGAGGCTTTTGGCCGCAGTGCAAGCACAGCATCGGCAATTCATTTTTGCTGTTTGTGCTACCGATTTCGTACGTGGTTTCCCTGCTGCCTACCCACGTCGCTTTGGTTTTGATTTTATCCCATATCGTGAGCTCTTCTGCTGCCTTGATGACTGGGCCGCTGCTTTTTTGTCCTGCAAACACAACCATCCTGTGCCCTGGCGTGACGCACAGATTGACGCGGCTGAATTTTTCTCCACCGACTTGCACCATTTCGCCGTCATAGGCCTGATCAATAAGTGCCGTGGGCCGCTGGTACTCAATTTCGTCTGTTTGGAGATTGACGGTAGCCAGATCGTCGGAGTCCTGCAGGTCGGCAAATCGTTTCCACCCTGACTTCGTGAGTACGTCGGTCTGATCGTCGTAGCAATCGAGCCAGTGATTATCACGCCCCGCCATTTTCCATTCGTCCACCACGCGGCCGCGGGCTTCCGTGCGAACCGGATACTCGCTGGTGAGGTGCTCAAACAGGAGATCGTGATCACCGGCGTGGATGCTCATCGCCTCTGGATCGCCAAGAGCCAGGCGGAGCCGGGCGGCCACGAACGTCTTCCAGAAGTTCGTATCGTAGAGCACGCTCCGCTGGCCTTCGCTCACCTGCCCGAGCTTCCAGTTCAAGCCGATCTTGTCGCCGCGGCCCTTCGTCTTTTCCGTCAGAGCCTGCGAGGAGGCACCAATGCCGCGGCCGTGAGAGGGGAGAATGTTCGCTGCGAAATGCGATCGCCGTGCGAACGTCCGCACCACCTGCGTGCTCTGCCCCCAGTTCGCATCGATCAGCAGCTGGCTCACGCGGAGAGCGACGCCGTCCTCCCGTTTCCATTCGCGGCCCATGATATCGGCGGCCACCTTTTCGAGGCCGGCCGCAAGGGCGCCCTCGAAGCCTGCGCCTTTGGCCTTCATCGCCAGCGTGGTTTTGGCGTGCTTGGCCTCGAAAAAGCTGCTCACCTGATCCGGATAGCAGCCGTAGGCCACGATGTGCCCGCCAAACGCGTCGTTCCACGATGAGACGCTCCAGAACAGGAGCTTCTCCTGAACGTCCACAAAGCAGGTTAGCGTGTTGTGCCCGAGGGGAACGATCCCGCGTTTCGTCGGCACCACCCGCGAGGCGAGGCCTCGCTTGTCGAGCCGATCGGATGCGATGTCATCGACCATCGGCTCATTCTGGTATTCCGCGTTGAACGATGATTCACCGCGATCGATGCGGAGATTCCACGCGTGCTGAAGCGCCGAGATCTCATCCTCGTTGTGCCGCTGCGGCCACGCCACGCGGGAGCCCTTATCCATCTCGCCCTGGCGAACGCGATAGAACTCGTCCGCCGCGGCGGTGCCTTGGCCCGTCCGCTGGCCTTCGCGGCGCAGCTCGGCGTACTGGCTCCAGAGAGCATC